GGTTGTCATTTTTTAGCCTTAATGATATAGCGAGGCCTGTTTTTAACCTCGACATAAATCCTGCCAATGTACTCACCAAGTACACCGATCCCTATAAGCTGAATCCCACCGAGGAAAAGAATCGATACGAGTAGCGATGGATAGCCAGGGACATTGTTGCCAAACAGCAACTTATCGACAATCATCCACGCGCCATAAAGGAACGACAGACCTGCAACGAATAAGCCGATATACGTCCACATGCGCAGAGGGAAGGTCGAGAAGCTAGTAATACCTTCAAGGGCCAGGTTCCAGAGCTTCCAGCCATTGAATTTGGTACTCCCGGCAACGCGTTCTGCCCTGGCGTATTCAACTACGTCAGTATGCCCACCTACCCAGCTCAGAACACCCTTCATAAACAGGTTACGTTCCGGCATGAGTTTAATGTTTTCCACGACCTCGCGGGACATGAGTCGGAAATCACCGACATTTTCCTCGATCTGCGGGTTGCTTATTTTGTTGTGAAGCTTGTAGAACCATTCAGCGGTCTTGCGTTTCAACCTGCCATCAGTAGAACGGTCAGAGCGCTTCGCCAGTACCATATCTGCCCCGGCCTGCCACTTCTCAATCAGGTGAGGGATGACTTCTATCGGGTCTTGCAGGTCAACGTCAATCGGGATAACGGCCTCACCGGTGGCATGGTCAAGTCCGGCAAACAGCGCAGGCTCTTTCCCGAAGTTGCGAGTGAATGACAGTGGAACCACGAGCGGATCAGCGATAGCAATCGCGTTAATGATGGATTCTGTAGCGTCTTTGCTACCGTCGTTGATGAAGACTATTTCCACTTCATGTTGTTGAAGATCTTCAAATTCGCGCACGGTTTTATAGAAGATTGGAATAGCCTCCTCTTCATTAAATACCGGAACGACCAGAGAAATTTTCATTTCGCATCCCTAAAGACAATGAGCTTTGAATAGAAGAATCCGCACACCAGGCTGATGGCAGAGAATACAATCAGGGTCACAATTGGCGGCAGGTTCACAATATCTGCAGCCCAGCCAACAGCCGCGCTCAAGGTTCCCATAAACCCGACATACAGCATGTACCGCATGGTTGTGGTCGATGTGTTGAATGTGAATCTTGCATTAGCGAAGAAGCTGAACGACACAGCCACGACGAACCCCGCGAAGTTCCCTAGAGCCTGACCCGTGTGGAATGCATATATGCAAACGGCAAACACAACCCAGTGAATGAGCGTGTTAATAACACCTATTGATGTGTACCTGGCGAATAACTTTAACATTATAGAAATCAGTGAATTCGGAAAGGTCTGAAGTGTAGCACCACAAACGCTATTGATCGACACCGCCGATCAGTAATACTGTATGCATATACAGTAAATATCGGAGGTGAGTTATGGGATTCCCAAGCCCTGCAGCAGACTACGTTGAAGAACGCATATCGCTAGACAAGCGCCTTGTAGCCCATCCTTCCGCAACCTACATGATGATTGCTGGTAACGCTTACTGGCGGGAAGGGATCATGAAGGGTGCTTTATTGATTGTGGACGCATCATTAACTCCATGCGACGGTTCTTTGCTCGTATGTTCATGTGAAGGGGAGTTTCGCATTAAGCGCTACCGAACTACCCCACAGCCATATCTTGAGAATCTGGAAAACGGTCACAGAGAGTTGTTACGCCAGAAAGATGAGACGGTAGATTCTGACAAGCCGGTGTTTGGGGTGATCACCTACATCATCAATGATGCAAGAACTGGTGAGTTTGATGACTGTCCGGTTATGTGAGACAGAAATGGGACACACAAAGCTTTGCATCGGTTTGCAAGTCTTTGTATGTTTTTCGAAGATGGGACGTGTGAGCGCCGTAGTGATGGGGTAAGTTGTTGTTAGCTCATGTAGTTCCAGGAACTTCTAAGCCGTAGGTCGTAGGTTCGAATCCTACAGGGCGTGCCATTATGAATCATGCACTTACGCCTCCTTAATATCCTCCTGATTTACGCTGTGGGACATATTTGGGACATCAAGCCCAAAAATAGAGTCAATTTGCTTAGCATGCTCAGTTAAATGGTTAGGTGCTAAGTGAGCATATCGACGGACCATTTCGATACTTTCCCAGCCTCCCATTTCCTGCAGCACAGATAACGGAACGCCAGACTGAATTAACCAGCTTGCCCATGTATGCCTCAGGTCGTGGAATCGGAAATCCTCAATACCTGCACGACGACAAGCAGCATTCCATGCACTCTGGTCATCAACTCGCATCTTTCTGACAGATGGTGTCTTTGAGCCATCAGGTCGAACGCCGGCTTTCATATGGACGAACACCCATTTATGATGATTGCCAATCTGATCGCGCAGCACCTTACAGGCCGTATCATTCAGCGCTACGCCAATAGCTCTGTTTGATTTACTGTCTTCAGGATTCACCCAGGCAACACGACGCTGCATGTCGATCTGTTGCCACTCCATATTGATGATGTTCGAACGACGAAGTCCGGTTGTCAGCGCAAACTTAACAACCGACTTCAGCGGCTCCGGACATTCCTCAATAAGCCTCTTAGCTTCCTCATGCTCAAGCCACCGCACCCGTTTATTCCTTACTGCCGGCACCTTAATAACAGGTGCTTTCTCCAGCCATTTCCAGTCACGCTCTGCCGCACGCAGAATAGCTTTCATCAGTGCCAGATGTTTGGCTTTGGTGGAAGTTGTGACAGGGGAGGCTGAATATACCGGTGCCGGCTGTCCATTCTTCTGCGCCGCGGCTGCCTGAATTTTCCATATCTCAAGCAGCTTGCGGTTGCTCATCTTGTTTACTGCTGAGTAAATCCTTTGCTCAGTGACATCCTTTAATCGAATCCCTTCGAAATGTGCCAGCCAGAACGCCATGCGGCTGCGGTCGTCTTTCAGTGACTTCTTCTCGGCCTTTTCCTCAAGCCACCGCATGCAAGCATCATCAAACGTTACATCAGGGAAATCGCCAAGCCGGTCTACTCGCCACAATTCAGCTTTGCGCTTGTCATGTAGCTCAGTAGCGAGCCTTTTGTCGGAAGTCCCAAGGCTTTCCTTAATTCGCTTCCCGCCCGGGAGCGAGTACGATGCGTACCATATTTCACCTCTGCGGAAGAGTGACATTTCGTTTCCTCTTTAATGCCATCACCCGCGCTCACGCCGACAGTATGCAGCGGAGACTGAAGCGCCGCAATGCAGGCTTGCCGTGTAGTGAGGTATGGGGATTTAGGTTTTGAAGGGTCTTTGCGTGTTGCCTGAAGGCGGCCTGTGCGAATCCAGTTAGTGGCGGTAGGTCTGGATATATTGAGAAATGCACAGGCCTCATCGAGTGTGAGGCTGTGTGATTCCATGGTTAGTCCTCACTGCTGAATCTGGCGTCATAGGCCTCATTGATTTCCCTTTCAGTTTTTCCATCCATCATTTTCCCATCACCTAAGTAAGTCCATGCAGCGCCATTGCATGGCCAAGGATTGTATCCGTTGCACTCCGCTGTTCTTGAGGAAACTTTGACCCACTTGTTCCACCAATGTTTTCTTGCATAGAGATCAATGCGTACCCGGCATCCAATCAACCCGTCTTTAGCTCTTGTAAATCCATATTCAGTCTTGAACTTCATCGCCATTATCTATCTCCAATAAAAAACCGCCATTGCGGCGGTCTAGTTACATTTTAGACTTCAACACTTTCCACCCTTCATCCGTCAGGGCGTAGGATGGTGTGCCGTTAATCATGTTTTTATTCTTATCGTAAACAAGGCCCATGGCTTCAAGCTTCTCCCTGCTTTTAGTCTTCCAGTGCGGCGGATATTCCTTCCACTGACTAATGTCTAACAATGCAATGTGAAGCCTTGTGTTTAGTTTTTCCATTTTCATCTCCTTACGCTAATTTCTTATACACGCGAGGCTCATCAACAGTAGCCGCGCGAAGTTCGTGCTCTGCGTGAGAACTGTAATCACCGGAGTCCCACAGGCAGCGATACCATGTCGGCCGGCCTTCCTGCTCCGTAACGCCATCAACCACTCCTTTGATATCGCCTGACTTGTGCTTTACGATTGCGCCCACAGCAAATTTAGCCATAACAAGCCCTCTGACATGTGAATGAGTGAAGAGATAGCGCTCAGAGCCATAATTCCGACTATGAGACAGATAATTGGATTAGCGTGCATGGTGACTCCGGATAAAGAAAAACCCGCAGGGTGCGGGTTTGTTATGCGTCGAATGGTGATATCAAATCTGTATCTCCGTAAGCCTGAAGCCTTCCATATCTTCGGCTCTGATGCATGGTGACAGGCAATCAGCGAATGCCAGGGTTCCATCCAGAAGAATGATAAATGCCCACCCCTTAAACAGGTTTTCGCTGCACCATTCGATACGCATCGGAACATCAGGCATTGACGCAGGAAATACAGGATAGTGCTCCGCAAGCCATTCCATGGCATCGCATCGGCTAAGGTGATATTTGTCGTACATCACGCCTCCTGCTTCGGTGCTGCTGGCAGTGGCATCCAGTGGGTTACTTCACCGGGAACAACGTCATGTGAGTCGAATGAGTTCCAGCCTTCTCCATCCCACCAACCCTGCCCGATATCGAAACCGTTGGAGGTGATCACGGTCTGCATGCCATCCGGCATCCGCTCACTGCAAGCCACCCAACCTTCCGGAATCACCGGAGAGTTGCCAGGCCTCACATATCCACTGTGCGCGTCAGCGTCATAATCCAATATGCTTGGTCGCTCACTTTTCTCACCAATGAGGTAACGGACGCGATCTGCGGCATAGAGTACGCGGCCTGGGTATTCAGAACGGTCAATGGTGAATCCATCCATGCAGCGGCCTTCGCCTTTGCGATGCAGTATAGCAGTCCAGTTAGTTTTGCCGTTCGATTCCGGTATTGCGCCGTACCAGACTGTTAGTTCTGGTTTATCTAGCTTTCTGTTTAGTTCCAGTGCAACCGTGGCTAATGTACGGGTAACTGGGTCGTACATGTTATCAAGGCCGATAATCGCTTCGAACCATACAGGGTCGTTGAAGTGATCGAAGTCGAAATCCTCTGGCAACCTGCATTGTTTCGTTACATGTTCGGCACCCTGAAGCATGGCGGCGCAGCGACCAGCTTTCCATGCTGATTCGGCCATAACACCAAGCATCTGTTTAGCTGCCGTGGTGTATTGGTTTTGCTGATAATGATCATGCCATTCTCTGCCGAACCATGAATAAAAATTATCATCAGCATCAACTGCCAGCGCTGGCTGGGCGGTGCAATCACATGGGACGCTTATTGGCTCTCCCCATGGTTGAACGCCTCCACTATCAGCCATTCCAGTATCATTACATTTCGGACACGCCACAGACTCCGCTTCGAGCGATGCCAGCGCGATAGCTAACAGCTCGTTATCCATCGCCAATCCATCAGCGTCAGGGTCTCTGCTAATGCGGTATTTATTGATTGCCGTAACCTGGTTAATGCGGGCTATTAACTGCTCTTTGGTGAAGGTGATCATGGGTTAGTCTCTCTCAACGTCGAGCATTTCGTCGTAGTCATATTCGGTTTCAGAGCCATCAATTCCGAACAGGGTAACGGTGTCATCCTCCATCCAGAACGATTTAACCTTGTAATTGCCGTTCGGCTTAACTCCCACCGCAAAGTAGGTGCCGCCGGTAATGCCTATTCCCCATATATCGCTCGTCCCATCATTCGGCTTCTTCTCTCTGATGAACCTTTGCAATGCGACGATGGCTTTCTCAATATCCAGCGTTGAGTTAACCGTCATGGTGATTCGCATAATCTCTCCTCATGCCGCGCGCTGGGCGCGCAGCGATTTAATGTGCTCGCTCGTCTCCAGTTCGGCGCGTATCTGTGCCGCCTCACGGTGATCGAGGTGCTCAAAGTCATTGTTGAATCGGTCGATTGAAGCGGTGTTGATCCGGCCCTGTCGCCAGTAGCGGACTATCTGTGATGTGCAGCTGTGGATGATGACGGGCCAACCGTGCTGGTCAGCGTAAATCTGACCCCGTTGAATTAGCTGGAACATTGGATGACTCCTGCATCATTAGGAAGACGATCATCGCGGCACGGATTGGGTTTAACTGATGCTGAATTCCGAATTTTCGACACGATGATAATGCGTCGCACCACTCGTGATACTCACCTTCATGCTCCGGAAGAGTGCCATCAAACATGATGCTGATTCGGTTATCAGCTATGATTGGCCATGCATCACTAGGCTTTTGGCATGGGTCGAAATCATCGTTTATATTTCCAAAGCCGCGTCTTATTGCAAATTCGTCACCGCCAAGGGAGTAGTAAACTGTTTCCCGCTCTTCTCCTGCTCGGTAGCTATCCGTAACCTTTGCGCCCAAAGAAATGGCAACTAAGTTATTAATCTCAAAGTCGCTTAGTTCGGTGTAATCCATCAAGCCCCCCTTTGCTTGCGTAAAAGCTCTAGGTCAGCCTGGCAACTGGCACACGTCTGGCAGCCGGTAACAGCAGCACGCCGCGGCTCGGGAATTGGTTCGTCGCATTCTTCACAACGTTCAGCTGATACGGCGTTACGGTTGACGTGGTGAGCGGAAAGGGCAGCGTTACGCTGAAGCTCTTCAATCTCTGCTGCGGTATCGATGATGTCTGCCATGGTCAATGCTCCTGGAACTGGCGGTTAATTCGGTTGAAGGTGAACACCAGCAATAAAAAAGGCCGCGATAGCGACCTGGTGATTAGTGCCCTCATGCGGCACCACTTTCGCTTGCGTCAAGGTCATCAAAAAGGCTCCAGTAACGAGACCAATCAGGCTGTTTGTAATCTTCGGTTTCTTCATCCCACTCGCCAAGAAATGGGTTTTCACATACCGAAGTGAGCCATAAACCAATAGCTGGGCACTCAGGTGAGCTTTCAAAAATTTCAGCAATGCGGGGCCAGTGGTTTACATATCTATCATCAGCCGGGAAGTCAGTTAGGTATTTGCGGATGCAATCTGCTGCCAGCGCGTAATGCTCCCGCTTCACATACATGCGGTCGTATGTCATAGCGAGGACAGCGCGATGGTGATATGGGATATCAAGGCGGTTAGCCAAGGGCCAAAGGCTATCTATTTTCATCATGTACTGATGGGCCGGTAGACCAAGATATTTCATTGCCATGTCGTTCCAGATGACAGGGCCACTTCCCCAGCCATTGCGGAGCTCTTCATCTTCTTCTGACTTCTCTCCAGGCCAAACTTTTATAACTGTTGAATAACTCACGATTCCACTCCGAAGCGGCGATTAAGCCGCCCTGTGTATACGAAGAACTCCAGGAGGCTAACTCCCAGAGCTTCAATTTTCTTGTGATGCTTGTTGATGATGGGAGGCACCGTTTCATTCCAGTTAGGCTTTGGCTTCTTTCGCATGGCCTGCTGGATTTCCTCGGTGCAGCGTCGGCAGGCGGCGCGGATTGCATTTTCATTTGCTGGCGTCATGCGGCCTCCGTTTTCACAACATCGATGGCGCAGCCGGGCAGCAGTTCTACAGCGGCGGTGGCGCACTGATTTCCCCAGTGATGCCAGCCTGGCGCTGCGCTGCGGCTAAACAGCTCAATGCGCGGCACATCGCCGTAAAGCAGTTCCAGTCGGTGGCGGACTTCCCACGGCTTTTCGCTGTGTGCGCCGAGCGGGCTGTATACCACCTGCTTAATCCCGGCATGCTTTCGTTCCAGCCCGGCGCCGCGGGTGGCAATCAGCAGGTCTTCGGTATTGGCCCGGGTGTGGTTGCCGCCGTTCATGCGCGTCTCGGCGTTAAGCAGATCGAGGAAGTCGTAAAAGTCGGTGACTTCACCCTCGGACAGCGCCTTGTTGATGCGCAGTTCGGCATTCTGATTCAGCTTCACCCAGGTAAACCCTTTCATCGTGCGAACGGTAAAGCCCCATGCCTCGGCCAGTTCGATAGCCTCCTGGTTATGCGTGCCGGTGTACCACATCGCCAGCACCGAGTTTTCGGCGGCAAGTTCCCAGACTGGCAGGCGTTTGATGTCGATGAGTTTCATGGTGGAGTAGTGGTCGGCGGCGGCACCGTTACTGATGGTGTTGCCGTAAGACCAGGGAGGATCTGCGTAGATAAGAGAGTATTTTCCGGCCATGAAATTACACCTCGAAAGCAAGTTGTGGCGTGAAACGATCGCGTTCTGCGTCGTAATTCAGCGAACTTGCAGAGTTAAAGGCTTCAATGCGTTCTACCAGCACCGCAGCGCGTGTTTCTTTGCTTGCCGGCGCGTAGGCTGATTTATCCCACGCTTTGTCGATTCCGATGTTGCGCGCAACGTTGGTGCTGTCAGCTGACGACAGCGGGATGTGAGTGAAAATATCTTTGTTCAGCATGCGAAGGCCATGAAGCTTTGTTATCGGGTAACCGTTCTTATCGACAACGTGCTGAATCAGGTCACGAAGCTTTGCACGGCAGGCGCGTGGGCGTTTAGCGTCGTACTCTCCCATTGAACCGATACACACCCGGGGGAATTCATGACACAGGCGGATGAAGCGCTCATCAGGCTCGTTGAAGTGGTAGACCGGCGCGCCGACTACTTTGCCGTGTGGCCATTCAGAAATCAGAGCGTCATTCTCTTCGCTGGTACCGCCGATAACATCTGGAATAACAGCGAACGCGAAACGAGGATGATTCATCCACTCCTTAACGAATTCGTAATAGTCGAACCAGTTAACTGGCTGGCCCTTATCCCAGAAGCTAAATGCGCCGTTATCCAGCGCGAAAGACTGGGTGACTTCCGATGCCAGGTTAATCTGCCCTGGGTTGGCGAAGCTGATAAATGCATGACGGCCTTTCCATGCCTTCAGCGCGCATGTGTCCGGCGTAATAGGGCCGCCGTGAAAATGAATCATGCCGCCTCCTGCCTTTCACGAAATTCCTCAGCGAGCCGCTGCGCCTTTAATGGATTGCTGACCACTTCACCCCATGGCATTAGCCAGCCGTTACCAATGAAGGGAAGGCGCAGTGTGCCAACCCTGATGTCGTCGTGAGCGTGAGTCATAGCGATGCCTTTTAGAAGGGAATGTCATCGTCGAACTGAGGATGTTGATTGCTCTGTGATACCTGACGGTTGGCCTGCTGCAGGCGCGATTCAGGTACCGCATTCGGATCCTGCTGATTACCACCCCATCCGCCGCCGCTATGTGATGGTGCACCCCAGCCCCCGCGAGAAGAATCGTGAGGTTTACGGTCGTCTTTGTCTTTCATGGTGCGCTCGAGTGTGGCGATCGCTTCTGCTGGCGTTTTGTCGGTGAACTCTTTATAGGTCAGACGACTTCCCGGCTGGAAAACATGTCTGACTTCGAATTTGTAGCTGTCACTGCCATCTGTCTTGGTGGTGAGGATTTTTTGCAGGAACAAGCCGACACGTTTACCTTCCAGTGC